CCAAGTGTTCCAACACGTCCTTACCCGCAGGGGTATCAAACGTGCTCACATATGACTTTAGTATCCTATCCAACCGGAGCCTCCTCCTGAGGGGCTTGGGCTTGCGCTTCAGCCTGTGCTTGTTGTTGTTGCATCTGCGCTTCCTGCTGCTGCATTTGAGCCTCTTGTGCCTGAGCCTCTTGTGCCGCTCGGGCCTCCCGTATGTCATTGATCTCGTCTTGAGTCCTGAAGATCTCCGCTGGCACGTCACTCTGCTGCATGTCAAACTCACGCAACCTGTCCGGGTGAATGTCCTCAATGAATGCAGGGTCTTGGGTTGCTTGCATGAGTGCTAGCCTTCTCTCCAGGAAAGACATTACCCTCTGTGCCGACCCCTGCTTCTGTGCCGAGAAGAACGGACTACTAAACTTCACAGTGGCTGATATAGTCCCACCCATCATTGAAGCAGCCTCCACCCCTTCAGGAAGTTCATTCCTCCTAGCCATAATGCCCATGACAGACTGGACTACCGGGCCAAGGAACTCATTGTTCACAATATCAGCAGCAGAAGCCAGCCTCTGCAAACTCCTCTGCTGACGCTGCCTGGACTCCTCCGCACTGCGGGGTTGACTGGTAGGCTCAGACAGCACGTCGCTAAGGAACGCTTGCCTGATCTGGTCACGGTCGTCCCGTGCAATCTTATCAGCAGCAGCGTAATCCGCTCCGCTTTTAAGAAAGTTTGGTGCTATCTTTACAGGAGGTCTAGTCACAACGATACCGCCATTAGCAATATCCATGTCTATCATAGTGTCGTCCTCGACCATGAGAGGTGGGTTCAAATCCCTACCTGCTGCTATTAGGATCTGTCGCCTAAGTTCACTTAACCCCCTAGCGTCAGCACGAGCAAGGTGACCCCTGCCTCTTCCATACTCCTCTCCGTCTACACGGTGAAGCCTACTGACAATGTATGGCGCAGTATCGTACCCGCTCTCCCTTACAATCGTAGGAGGGATACCGTCGTCGCATATCCATGTGCTCAAGTAGTTCTTGTTCAACTTAGAAGGCGCACCCCCTGTGATCTTGCTCTCGTTCTCATAGCAGAACTGGTAGTACATAACCTCTTCCATAGGCCGACCCTGGCTTACGTGAGCCTTGGCTGAACTACCAGGGTTATCGAAATACCTTACAGCGTCAAGTGCTGGCATTGAGTACTCACGCACAACCATAGTGATACGTGCACCCTTACCCTGGGTCCACCACATACGACCAATCGGCACCGCCTCAAACATGAGACCGCCCGTCTCCGGGGATACCATGTCCTCCTCTACTAGCAGTGTTGAGTTACCCAGGACAATCAAGTCCCGTAGAGCACCCGTGGCCTCAGTGTAGAAGTTACTCTGCGACAATGCTGCTAAAACACGCTGGGCAGTTTTGTCTAACAGTTTGCGGACGGTGTCGTCCTGCTGGAAATCGAATGGAGGGACAATGCGTAACCAGTCCTGACTGGGGGGCAACAACGCACCCTTCATGAAGTTGACCAAGTGGTCCGCTGCAATCATTGCAGTAGAGTCAAACACAGGCTTCACCCGCTTTGAACCACCAGACTTCTTGGTCGTGATATCCCCCCTGAAGGGCATCATGTAATCAGATATATCCTGCCACGCCGACTCGTGGTTCGAGCGGCTAGTCCTCATAGAAGAAAGCCTAGACAATAGTTCACGTGCAAGACTACTCATTACCAACCCCCAAAGAAATCTTCGTCCTTTATTCTAACTCTAGTGCTCCTCCTTGTAACCCCTGTAGGTTTACAAAACCTAAGCATCATCACGGCCTTATGTAGTGCGTCGATACAGTGGTCCTCTTGATTGTTAGCAACCTTGCCCTTATGGTGCCTGTACCTTCGCATCTCCTCTAGTGTATCCTTGCAACCGTTTGCCATGAACACTAACATCCCAGTTTGGAGCATTGACATGGTCTCTTCGATGACGGTCATTACCGCACGTGTCTTATTGCCCGTCATGGGGTCAACAACATACGACGCTTCGTTCAACACGTTAATGCCGTGCCCACGTAGTTCCCCCACTATGGTCCCACTGTTCGTGTGCCTCATGCCGTCATGCGGCCAAGCCACCGGGATCTCATTGCCACCCATGACACGCAACTTAGATGCGAAATCACCTAGTTGGATGTTCTCCGCTTTGAAGTCCTCTACTACATAGCATATACCTGAAGCCAAATCCTTCGCTATACGAACAGCAGCGTACTTGCCCACCGTATGAGCAAGGTCGATACCAATGATCTGGTGGAACTTCTCCGACACCCTGAAGTCAGGCGTGACTATCTGACCTTGAGGAATGTTGTAAATCAAACCCTGCGAGCGGACAGGCTTGCCATGTAGGCGTGCGTCAGCAAGGGGGTTGTTCTCGTACTTCTTAAGCAGCGTCTCACGGTGCTCCACACCCATGTGATCCGCTTGGGATATGTCGTAGTTGATAAGTCGTTTGATACCGTCCTTAGGCGACTTCTCAAACAACATGTACAGTTCAGTCTCACCACGTAGCGGAGTCATTGCAATATCAACAAACCCCCCAGTAGCATTGGTACGGGCAGAGAGTTCGTCGTAGACCATCATGTCAGGCTCTTCGTCAATAGCCACTAGATCTAATGAGTAACCCTGCAACCTTCTCCAACCCGTAGAGTAAGCAAACACGTATACCTTGGAGTATCCGTCCTCCTTACCCCTAGCGTCATAGTGCTTGACCTTGAAGTAATCAATCTGGTTGGCTACCCCACCACTTAGACGAGTTATGTCTTCCTCTGGTGAGAATGTTTCAGCGGGCAGGTATCCACCACCTCGCTCCTCAGGTATGCCCAGCAAACGGTTAACCAACAAGTCTCTAGTAGACTGAGCAGTCTCTCCCCCCAGTGCCGCTTGAATCGGACCCTTAAACCTATAGCCCGTGTACCATTCAGGATATAATCCCGTGACATGGAAAGTGAACTTCATGCATAGAGCAGTAGACTTACCCGCCTGATTTGCGCCAGTAAGCATAGTCTCTTTCGATTCGGCGTTAAGGAAAACCCTTTGACGAGCATTAGGATCTATCGTAGACAGAAGATCCAATCGGACACGCCGGGATAGTTCGGACTCTAACTCGACCTCTCTCAGGAGTTCTTCCCTATCCATCCGACATCCTCTTTCGACGTAGGTCAATAAGCATGTCCTTTAGTTCGGTATCAGACTTCTCCTTCAACGCTACGATAGTTGGGGCTTCTGGTGCGTCCTTCGGGATAATCATAGGTAGAATAGAGCGACCAAAGAACATGAGAACCCGGTCACCCTCCTTGGTCCCTGGTTCAGCCAACGCTGCCATTTGTCCCAACTTCTCGTAGAGACCAGCCTCCTGAAGCATACCCATGAAGTGTTCCTTGACCTCGGCAGGGGAACGGTGGACACTAGACGGATACAACCTAGTTACGGCACCCTCGGAATGGGCACCCTGCTCAGAGCGATTGCTAGACACCCACATCTTACGATAGTCCTCGTCCGTCTTGGTCAATGCCAGGGCTAACTCGAAAGGAACACCAACTTCTTCGCAAGCGTCCTGGAAAGTCGAACCCTCCTCAATCAGGGTGAACATTTTATCCTTGAGGCCCATTCGGACCATCATGTCGTCGTACTTACCCCTGGAAGATCCGCCTGGAAGTCGTGGGGAAGGAGTTGCCATGTAACCACCTCTCATGCTTAAGAGTCTACGGTATACAGAGGCGTGCGGCAATAGTTTCGACGAAAAAAAATGTTGCGGAAACTGTTGACAGTGATTCTGGGGGTGAGAGAATGGTCTATCCAAGCCCACCCTGGGTGAGGACGTAACGGGCATTAGCCCACATACAGGAAGGATCTGCATGCAGATCAACCACATTATCATTGCGGGGAACTTGACAAGAGACCCCGAACTTCGTGAGACCCCTAACGGAGTCCCAGTCTGCAACCTCAGGATCGCCGCTAACCGTGGTGGCAAAGAGAACTCCGAAGTTCTCTTCATGGACGTTACCGCATGGAAGCGTCAAGCGGAAGTCGTTGCTGAATACTGCCGCAAGGGAGACGAGTTGATCGTTGAGGGCCGTATCTCTCAGGACGAGTGGAACGACAAGGAAGGCAATAAGCGGGTGACCTACCAAATCGTTGCCCACAATATCCAGTTCAAGTTGCCCAGCATGGACGACGAAAAGGAATCTGTGACCTCCAACAGATCGACTCAAGATCAAGTCCCCTTCTAAGTCCCTAACAACACGAGAAGTTTCTGACCTCCTGGGGGTAAGCAGATCGAGGGTGTGCCTCTTCTGCTCCTCCGGGAGGATAGCCTCCCACAAACAAGATGGAATCTGGAGAATCAATGCTGAATCCGCTAGAGATTTTGCACATAAGGAAAGGCCACCTGGACGACCCCGGTTGGCCGATAAGGAAGGAGATGGTTTCACCAACCCTGCCGAGCATGAAGACTTTGAGGTCATTAGTCCCGGCACTGGTCTCTACCACGGAGTTGAAGTATGCGGCGGTAACCATGTACCAAGACTACAAGACCATGCCCATACAGACGAACAGGGAGAGAGTTAGGTTATACATTAACCACTTGGTCAGGGTCAGGTTTGACTATGAGTATTACGACGACTGGCTCGACTCGCTAAAAACGACAACGACACATGACGTAGTTGGCCGCCTAGACGAAGTGTTCCAAATGTACCATTTAATGGAGAAGATTCGGTGCGTAGAGGTTCTCAAGTTTATGACCTACGCAGGGAACCTGCTCCTTGACCCTGTTGGCGACACAGGATACGATACTAGACCGCTGATCTATTACAGCAGCCCTCATTGTGGTTGGGTAGAGACGCACGTATTAGAACCCCAGCCACATGACCAGGATAAAGCCCTCGCTATGGCACGGCAACGGGTAGAGGAGGCTTTTTGTGAGTATGAAACCGCTGCAAAGATCGAAGGATGTCACCGACTACCCGATAACATGCCGGGTCTATCATAACCGTACTGAAAATGCCGTAGTGCTAGAACTGGCACTGCCTTCTGGTGAGGTCCATGGGGCAATAGAGATTCCTCTAGAAGCGGCAAGCGGACTAGCGGCTAACATAGCCTTGGTGGCGAAACAGGCTGCGAAGTCCTAACACATTAGAAAGAAGAGAGTTTGTTAGTTAAGAAGTTTCTATCACAACTGTTTGAAGACGGCTCCTGGGTCAACCTCAGGACATGGGGGTCAGCCGCACCCAAGAATGCTATCTGCTCAATCGACGATAGCGGAGAACTGAAGTTGCCACCAGTGTGGATCGACTCCAGTGACTACAACGTTGGGTTCGGGGTAGCCAGCAGAGCATGCCCTAACTCTGGGGGCGGGGCAAGTAACACTGAGTTTGTTAAAGCCCTCTGGGTAGACATTGACGGGGTGAACATGCCTTCCGCAATAAACCCACAGGAATACGCAGACAATGCTGCGAACCTAACCGGGCTTGCGCCCAACTGGCTAGTGCTATCTGGTAACGGCGTGCACCTATACTGGGTTCTAGACTACAAGATCTCAACCCTTGGGAGCAACGGCAGACCAAACAAGTCGCTCTTGTCCAAACTGAAATCCTTGTCTACCAAACTTGGGGGCGACCCTAAAGTCTGCGAGGTTGCACGGATCATGCGATTGCCAGGGACAAAGAACAACAAGACTTCAGGGAACTCCATACAGACGGCTATCCATGAAGTGGGACACGCCACTCACGACTTCGACGACTTCCCTGAAAGCGGAGAGAAGCAATCTGAGGGTGGGAGGAACAACCGGATCTTCGACGAGGTTCGCTCCATGAGGGACCAGGGGATCACTGAGGAGGACGCACGTGAACTCGCAGAAGCAGTCAACTCCGCCACGAACGTCCCACCACTGGCCGACTACGAGGTCGCAGCGACTATCAGGAGCGTCTACTCACGAGCCGCTCAGGTGGACGAGGCGGGAGAGTCCTTACCAGAGGCAATCGAGAGTTCTGTGGCAGAGGCTTTCATGCGGCAGCACGGAGCAGACATGCGCTACGAGACAGGCATGGGTTGGATCTATTGGAACAACACACACTGGGAAATGGGCGAACGGGCAGAGCAACTGGTAAAGGTGAGGTGTAGGAGGTACCTGAACAGATTGCTAGAAGAGTCCCGGAACAGAAGCGAGGGACTGCATAGACTTTGTCGAAGACTACTCACTGCTAAGGGAGTCAATGGGATTACCAAAGCAGCGGCATTGTTCGACGAGTACTGGGTGCAAGCCAAAGACATGGACAAGAAGGACTTCAAGGTGAACACACGGAATGCAACTGCTACGGTAACAGCAGCGGGCATTGAGTACGCCGACCACGACAGAGAAGACCTACTGACAAGCGTCATTGACCGTGTGTCCTACGACGAGGAGGAGCCGGAAGAGTTTGTGCGGTTCCTCTTCAAGGTGCTATCGGAAAACCACGAAACTGTCAGGTACCTACAGAAATGCCTGGGCGCATGCATTCTAGGAAACGTAGGATTCAGTAAGGCATTGATTCTGTTCGGGGACGGGGCGAATGGCAAGTCCGTGCTCGCAGGTGTTCTACAGGATATTCTGGGCGACTACTGTGTTCCAGTACCGTCCGGGACGCTCACTGGGAAAGGGGACGGAGGGGAGAACAAGATCGCATGCCTCATGGGCAAACGGGTCGGACTGGTGCATGAGTTCGGGTCAGGGGCTTCCCTTAACGACGAGAGGTTCAAGATGCTCACCGGGGGAGAGGCTCTGATCTCAGCGAGGATGCTCTTCAAGAACCCCCACTCATTCAGGCCGATAACCTCATTCATTGTCCTGACCAACTACCTACCTGCAATCAAGGATTCGGGGCATGGGTTGTGGAGGAGAATGGCCCCAGTGCCATTCAACGTGGTGATCCCTGAGCATGAACAAGACCCAGGCCTTATGCGTAGAATGGTCAACCAGGAGGCTGATCGCATCTTATCCTGGCTTATCAGGGGCGCACAACTATACCTAAAGGAAGGTGCGGACATGCCTGCCGCTGTGGAGTCGGCACTGGCTGAGTACAGGACAAGTGAAGACCATATTGGGACATGGCTGTTCGAGTCATACGATCCTACAGGTGCCTTGGGCCGGGTGCCGCTGAACGATGCCTACAAGTCATACAACGCTTGGTTGAAGGACCAGGGCATTCACTGCCACTTCAGCAAGACCAACTTCGCTAGGCACGTGACAGGCAGGATTCTGGAGGTGGTTAATCCGTATGGGGAAACTAAGAAAAGCCGCATTGACAAGCAGAAGATTGGCGGGCAAACTGTATTCGTTAATATGAGTCCGAAACTGGAAGAGTGGGCATCTGATGGCCGGGAATCGTTTTGACCGAACAAATACACCCCAAGGGTATGGAGGTAACCGATCCTGTGGTATCATCCTCAGTAGAGTGACACGAAGAGACCACTACGGCCTTGGAGTCCTTACGTATGAGCCAACCAACTGAACGGAACCTCATAGGGGACGTGGACCGTGCTTTATCGAGGGACTGCCAAGAGTCCTTACCGATTATGTCGAACCACTCGACGAGCACGAGTTTCATTTCCTTACTCTCCTTCTTCTCGGCCCTCCGCTTTTTGGCGGGGGGTCGTTTTTTTATAGCCAAGGGGACACATGCCTAACCAAGACAAGCAGGACGGGAACAAGGAACTGATGCAGGTGCTGAAGCATGGGATTCCTTACGAAGGGCCAACGATTGTCGTTGACACAAGAGAGCAGAAGCCCTATGGCTTCAACGGGGAGGTGCCCACCGTAAAAGCAGCACTAAAGGCCGGGGACTACAGTGTACTCGGTTTCGAGGAACAAATAATGGTTGAGCGGAAGTCTTTGTCTGACCTAGTGCGGTGTGTAGGCAGTGATAGGCGAAGATTCATGAAACAGATGAAGCGGTTGCTGGAGATCGGCCTGACAGGTGAGATCATGCTCGTCGTGGAGTCCTCCTGGGAGGAGATCGCCATGGGGCAGTGGAGAGCAACCCGGATCAAGCCCGCACAGGTCGAGGGCACCCTACTGGCTCTCATGGGCATGGGAATCCCGGTCTGTCTTAGTTCGTCCTGGTCCGGCGGGCAGAGGCTTACGGAGAGGTTCCTCATTGGTGCCCACAGGAGAGTCACAAAGGGGTTTAGAGCCAAGGGCCGATAATATAGGATAACAGGACGGATAGGATACAATTCTGAAACCTCTCTATATATACCACTACACACACAACTACCTATATTTGGTCTTGATGTATCCTGTTATGGGATAACCCCCTACTATGCCTAGAGTTACGACCAGGATAGAATCAGGATATGCCAGGATAGCCAGGACGGAAAATGCGTTTCATCGTGGAAATGGTACATACACCCCCCAAACCCCCCTCGGCGATGGGGGACTTACCCCTTGTCATTTACACAGAGTGCGCCGTTTTTCGAGCCAGAATCGACCGACCGACCGAAACAAAACACGCCAGACCACAGCAGCACACATGCGAGCAAAAAAAAAGACCCGCAGCGATACGCCACGGGCCTACAGATCAACGGTGCAGGAATCAACGCCTACAAGGGGGAAGCATTCTGTGTTCTTTTGAGTCTCTCACGGCAGTTAGTGCATCCATGTTTAAGTATAGCAGCCCTGCGTGCTGGTGTGAGTCGAGTTCCCATCCATCGTGTTGTGTCGAAACACTCTAGGCATTCTAACTCGACACCTTGAAACACAGCGGACCTGATGATCCTTAACAGTAGCGTTTTCATCGTTCCCTCTCTTTCTGCGCTCAATGATAGGGAAGACCTGTCACAGGGTCAACTCCTAGTCGGGTTTGCGTCTCTTCGTCGGCGGTTGCCTCCGGTCTCCAGTCACGGTTCTGGATCTTCGCTGACGCTAGAATCCTGAAGATCTCCCGGTCATTTGCTCCCGGCCATACCCTGCGGGCTGCTTTCCGGTCCCGGAAGGCTCGGGGTACGGTTCCCTTGGATCGACGGTCTACAACTTCGGACCATTTGCCATCTCCCTCGACCGAACGCCACCCGATGCAGTGGCATGCATTCAGGAGGTCCAATAGATACCTGACTAAGTGGTGCCGACCTGCCACCTTGTAGAAGGTAGCGTGGGCCTTGTTATCGAAGGGCAGTCCTGCCAGTCTAAGGATGTTTTTGACCTGGATTACAGGCCAAGCAGACAGACTTAGGGGTGGGCCTTCTTCTTCATGCATTGCTGATCCTCTTCTCGTGAGCCTGGACGGCGATAGCCATCGCTACTTCAAATAGATGTTCGGCCCCTTGTCTGGGGCGTGTAAGTTGTTCGTCTTCTTGTTCGTCTTCTACCAGTCCTGGAGTGTCGCACGCCTTGACGAACCGACGCACCTCCTCGATCTGAGCGGCTTGTTCCGCCAGATCTGACCGTCTTTGCCTGATCGTGGCCGCCAGCACATGGAACGCCATGGCATCCTTCAAGTACTCTTCAACGATCCGCCCTGCGATGGTGCCTCCATCGAAGGACACAATCAGATCCTCGTCGGTAAGCGAGGCAATCACACGGCCCGACTCGTACACCCGATCCCCGCCCTGGCTGCCATTCGTGGGGTCGGCAAGTTCTGCACGGCGGCTGTGTATCAGTCGGAGTTGACATCTCACTTGATCGCCACGCTGGAAGTGCATCGCCACCTCTTGGGCGGACTCTCGGCGACCGGGGTCTAGTGCACGATCCGCCAGTGTTGGCGGACTCCCTGTCCCATCGCTATTGCACGGCGGGAAGCCATACTCAGCCCGTTGACGGGCTAGGTTTTGCGGCTGTATTGGTGCTGGCAAAGTCAGCCTGAACATTCGTTCTACCATTCGATCCCTCTCTTTCTGCGGGCAGTGTGAACCTATCCGGGACTGGTCGCCATCTTTTTTTGCGGATTAGGTGGACGGGTTGGCGTGGCGTGGTCTCATTGGGGTAAGGGCAGTGCCCTGTGGTGCAGTTAGACGGGCGGCATGAGAACCTGCGAACCGTGAGCCAGTGGCTAACGGCATGCTGCCACCTAGACTCGACAACATAGCCCGCACTGGGGCACGGCAGCACATGCCACGACCGCAACAGGAATAGGTCAAGGGACCGCACTACATTAGTAATCCACCGAAGTCGTGGACGAACGGGTAGTAGGGGCGACGACCTAGAATAACTACTCTCTCTGCATGCTATGTGCATGCTCAACAATCGGGCGGTGGAGAGTTGACCCTCACCTTTTTAGAGGTGGGGCGTAGACAGGAGGTACCTTGGTACCAGGATTGATCAAGACACTCTGTGACGAGCCGAAACATGCGAGTCATTTGTTGGCCCCCCAGGTCAGCAACTTCTCGACACTGTTCAGCCCCTCAGGAAGGCAATGTGCCACGAATGAGGCGAAGGACACGTCAAGGATATTGAGATCCCTGTGCGAAAGGGCGACCTTTACCGAGGTGGTCAACGCCGACGACCTGTTCTCTTACGCAGTGGAAGGGTGTACCTACTACACCTTCCCGCTGGCAGATCTGTTCAATGACGCAACAGCACTCCCGCAAGGGTTCAGAACCCTTGGAAACTATCTCGACAAGGGGTGCGACCCTGCTGACTTGACATGGAACAGTCGCATTCAGCCACACATAACCACTTCAGACTACTGGAGTGAGTGTGAGCCAGTAGACACGGGGTACGCAGGTGTTGACAACGATGGGATACTTGTGTTCCTTAATGCGGGGGTTCCAAACCCGGCGCAACAGGAAGCAGGAGTGGGCGACACTCGTTGGTTTGACTCGCACACAGGCACCCTCGAAACTGTGAGATATCCAGGAAACATCTGCATACCTGGAAACTCCCTTCTTCGAGTCAAGTGGAACGCCACGACTACGATTGACCGTCCAGGAGAGTGGGCTGACAACCTACTCGGGCAACTGTACACGATCAGCACATCTTAGTGACTGACTAACAACTTACACGCCCCACCCCTAAAGTGGTGAGAGGATAGAGAGGACGGGGTTCGGAGACCCGTGTGTAATAGGTCATACATACACCGTATGAGGTAAAGTGTCTTGGTTTATCCTGTTACTCGTAAGTCCGCATAGCCTCAGGGCTTCCGGCGACACGGACCCCGTCTTCAATCTTGAAATATCCTGGCACGGATAGTCTGTGTCAGGCTTGATAGAGGGAGAGAGTATGAGTCGATTAGCAAACCACCCAAGGGTCAAAGACCTGTTGCAGTGGACGCACAACAAAGTGCGGGTGTACTCAAGCAGCAATGTGGAATCCAGTTTCTGGATCACCGAAGCAGTGCGGTCACCAATGCAACCACACAACAACTTGGGACCGAAGCCGTCCTCCTTTGTGATCGCCCATCACAAGGACAACCATGTGGCACTCCCGATCGAAGAGGTCGTCAAAGGCCTGCAACGGGTGTTGGATCAGGATCACGTGCCCTCAGAGTACGAGGTCACGGTGTCACGCCGCATGTCGGGTGGCGGGCTAGCGGGACTGTCGCTGGGTGTCTCATGGAGGGACACCCATAGCAATATCAGGGGGATTGGTGACCTCGGGCATGGGGTGACAGTGAACTGTTGTTGGGACAGCAAATCAAAGTTGTCATTCGACAGCGTGATCACCCGTTTGGCGTGTCTCAACGGTATGTATGTGACCACGTCACAGACATCCGAGAAGACAAAGCACACAGTCGGTGCCCTCAGCACACCGTACACCACAGATCCCGACAGCGGTACACTGCGACCGCCCACCTTCGAGGCCTTTCACGAGGCATTCAACGCTGCTTGCCTCAGTGTTCAACCAAATACCATTGGGCTTGCGAAAGCACGCAGGAACCTGGAGATCGAGGCGGATCAGGTGACTACTCACTCGGGCTTCAACTCGATCGCAGCGTTCGCATTGACGGGCACTTGGTCGTCTTCGTCCGAGTACAAGACAGCCGAGAGCGAGGAGGCTTCGTTCAAGAAGCCTGAGGATGGGTACAGTTCCAAGAGCATTCTTCGCAAGCGTGTCCGCCAAATCTCGGACCTGAAGGAGCAGTGGTCTCGGACCTTCCCCGATACCGGACCTCTCGGTAGTTCCTTCGAGGGTGAAGGTGGTCGATCAATGCTTGGGGTCAGAAACTTCGTGACCTGGGCATTGCAGAACGCAGAGACTACTGGCTTGGGCGAGAACCGATTCAGCCGCACGGAATCGAGGGGTCGTGAACTAGCGAGTGCAGTCTATGACCGCCTCAGCATGGCTTCGAGTGTGCTCGGATCGAGGGGACTGGGTGTGATTCAGGTGCCGGACGAAGAGCAAGCGGCAGCATGGGGTGACGAGTTGGGATACAACACTTGGTCGATCCTGAACTGATAGGGTACTGAGTTGAAATAGGTGGGCTTATGGCATGGGTAAAGCGAAACTACACGCCCAGATACACCACATGCCCGCCTATATGTAGGGGATAGGCTACCTGCACTGATGATACAGCCTTAGAAGGAGAGAGAGTTATGAGTATACCAATACTTGAAGTCCCAG